CTTAAGTTGGTCACTAATAATCAAGTTGAACTAAATAAAGCTACGGAAGACACTTTCCGAATTGCTCAAAAAACCTATTCAGCTTGGGATTCTGTGTTACAGGTTTACCAGCGTTTTAGTGATAATGCCAAAACTTTAAACCTCACAATGGATGACACAGCACGTTTAACTGAAACAGTTTCTAAAGCTGTAGCAATTAGTGGTGCAAGCGCAGAAGCTGCTGATGCAGCTTTAGTTCAGTTCGGGCAGGCCTTGGCTAGTGGAACGTTGCGTGGAGAAGAACTTAATTCTGTAATGGAGCAAACCCCAGCACTAGCAAAGGCTATTGCTAAAGGTATGGGTATTACTGTAGGTGAATTACGTTCAGTAGCAGCTGAAGGAAAAATTACTTCGCAAGAAATTGTAAAAGCGCTTAGAAATGTAGAATCTGATGTTGATGCTCTTTTTGCTAAAACAGATATCACAATCGGGCAGTCTCTCACACTCCTAAACAACGAGATCACAAAATTTGTTGGCGAAGCAGGTAAGGGAAGTGGTAGCGGCACAGGTATTAGCTGGATCAGTTCAAACTCTTGCTAAGTAATTTAGATTTAATTGCTGATGGGGCTTTAGTAGTTGGTATTGGATATATCACTCGTGCAATTTTGATGAAGAGCGCTGCTATTAAAGAGGGAATGGCTTCAACTTTAGCGAGCCGCCAAGCATCTGTATTAAATGCTCAAGCAGAATATGCAGAAGCTACCGCTGCTTTGAATGCAGCAAAAGCTCATCTCGCGAATGTGCGAGCAACAAATGCAGAAACCCAAGCTAAATTTGGCGCAACAGCGGCAGCAACTCGATACGCACAAGCACAGGCAGCAGTAACTGCTGCTACAAATGCACAAACAGCAGCTCAAATTAAGCTAAATACTGCAACTTCAATTGCAGGGAGACTAGCTAAAGGGGCGTTTGGATTAATTGGTGGGTGGGCTGGAGTTGCAACATTAGGAGTAATGGGATTAGCGGCAGCCTATTCTTATTTTAATAATAAGGCAGAGGAGGCAAAGCAAAAGCTTGCTGAACAAGCTAAAGTTGCTGAGAAAGCTGATGAGGAGTTAAAAAAATTAACTGGCAATGATAAGGCTAAAGCAGTTAATGATTTAACTACTGCTTTTAATGCACAAAATAAAGCATTAGAGAAATCATCGCGTGCTGTAGGGTCTGCATTAATTGATATCGAGAACTATGCACGAGGAAATAGGGAGGTTGAAAAAATTTCCCAAGAAGCGAGAACTGGAACTATCAGCTATACAGAAGCCATTGAACGTCTAAATAAAATTAAGTTGCCTACAGATCTATATGAAAATCTGAAAAAACAGGCTGCGCAGTATGATGACAATGCATCTAAAGCAAGTTTATCAGCTGAGAAACTTAAATTATTAAGAGTTGAAGTGAAACTTGGAGGTAATGAAGCACAAAATGCGGCAATTCAGCATCAAAAACAAGCGGATGCTTTAGGAAATACTGCTACTGAAGCAGAAAAGGCAACTAAGGCTTTGCAAGATTATCAAGCCAAGCAAAAAGATAGCGTTATTGATTCAATCTATAAATCAGGTTGGCTTGATAAAGGTTACACTGTTGCTCAAGCTAATGCCATTTTAGAACTGCAAAAAGCTAAAGGAATGAGTGCAATTTTGTCTAAAGATGAAATTGATAGCGCACTTAGAAATCTCAAGATCATCGAAGAACAACAGGAGCGAGAAGATAAATTAACTGAAGCTAAAAGAAAGCAGACGCAGGAAATTGAAAAACAAGCAAAACTTACTAAACGCTTGGTCGGTATTTCCGGTCAATCCGGTATTGGTACTGGTCCACATCTTGACGTCCGATATGGTGGCTCATTGTCAGGTCAGAAAGTTTCTAATGAACATCTGGCTCGATTACAGGCGGGAGGAAAACCTTTAACTTCCTACAAGATCAGTTCTAATTATGGTCCACGAAAAGCCCCAACTAAAGGGGCTTCTTCATTTCATAAAGGTATTGATTTTTCAATGCCTGAAGGAACACCAATCACGACCAATGTTGCTGTGAAAGATATCAAGACATGGTATGACAGCAAGGGAGGTGGTTATGTCAGTGAAGTGATCTTTGAGGATGGAGTGTCTCTTAAGCTTCTACATCAATCTCCCAAGATGCAGAGCAAGGTGAAAGGTGGTGCAAGTAAAGGAAGTGATAAAGCAGCTGGTGATATTCAATCTCAACTTGAACGTCAACAGGATTTGCAACGGTCACTTGAAAATGAGGTGGCTAGTGAAGTCGGACGGATTAACAATAATAGAAAGGCAAGACTGGAGGATGTTGATAAAGCAAACTTTAGCCCGGAACGTACTGCAGAAATAAAGGCGGAAATAAATCGTCGTGCAGATAATGATATTGCTATAGCCAAACAAGCCCTTAGAACGAAATTGGAAGACTATAAGGAGTTCCAGAAAACCGAGGAACAGTTACTAGAAGAGTCCTTTAACCGTAAAAAGTTCAATGCAGCTCATGACCTTGAATTAAGTAAGTTTGAGCAGAAGCAAGCTGTTGAATTGCTGGAACAGCAAAAACAGCAAGAGTTAGGGTTATTAAAACTAGCTCAGGAACAGCGGTTGTTTCAAGCCCGTTTATCTCTGCTTTTCTGAAACGCAAGCCATGCAGGAACGTTACAGACTCGAACGGGAGGAAATTCTTAAGAATACCAAGCTTTCTATAGAAGAGCGGCAAAAGCTAATCGCATTATCTAAAGCCAATCAGGATAAAGAGACACGCGATAAAGTGAATAATGCTGTTCAAAACTGGGGTGGTATCCAAGCGGATATGAATGGTACCGGAGAATTTTTCAGACAGGATCAGGAACGATTTAGCCGTTTAAATGCTGCAAATGATTTAGCAGATAGTCAATTTGCTGCTACTGATCTTGATGAAAAAATGGTTTAGATGTTCTAAATGCACACATGGAAGCAGGACTCATCAAGCAACAGGACTTCGAAAACCGGAAACAGCTATCATTCAAGCTGCTCAGGACCAACGCAATCAGATCGCTGCCGAATATGCTCAGAATGCTCAGGATATTGAAGATAAGTATCACCAAGATCGATTGAATGCTCAAATTGCTCTTGGTGGCCAAATGATGGGTTCACTCACATCGATGTTTGGTTCAATGTTTGGCGAGCAATCAAAAGCATACAAGATCATGTTTGCTGCTGATAAAGCTTATGCCATTGCAGCTGCAGGTATTTCTATTCAGCAAAGTATTGCAAAGGCGGCTAGTGTTGGTTTTCCAGCAAATATCCCATTAATTGCAAGTGCTATTGCACAAGGTGCAAGCATCATTGCAAACATCCGGGCAATTAAAGATCAAGGCTTTGCTGACGGTGGTTACACTGGATCAGGTGGGAAATATCAGCCTGCTGGTATTGTCCATAAAGGAGAGGTGGTCTGGTCCCAAGAAGATATTAAACGCTGGGGCGGTGTTGGCTTAGTCGAGAAAATGCGTAAGAGTGCAAACCCTGAAGCTTTTCTCAATAACAATGCCTCGGCTGATAGTGTCATGCGCCGTGCAATGATGAGCTCTAATGCCTTTATAGAAAGCCAAAAGCAATCTGATATCTTTAATCAACCGGTTCAAGATACTCAGATTATTTATAAGGGTAATAGAAGCGTACCTATCACTTCTTCTTCGGCCAGTTCTGATCTATTCCACGATGGCAAGGTCTACTTCTCATCAAATGGTTTTGTTCAGGATCGATCAAATCTTGAGGATGTTCAAGATTTCACGATGGGTCAAGCTGCTCGACCTCAAGCTGAGATTATGCCTTCAATAGAGCCTGCTTCACCGACAATCAATTTCAAAATTGAAGTGATTAATCAGGTGAGTGGAGCAACAGTTGAAGCTGAACAATTAGACGAGCAAACAGTCCGGATCATTGTTAAAGATGAACTGGATAAGCAGCTTCCAAGAACGGTACCGAAGCTTGTAAGTGATCAAATTGGTAATCCAAACTCAACTATTAGTCGATCTTTGACTGAGAATACCACTGTAAGGCGTAACCGTTAACTATGTGAGGCCGCCGAACGGGGGGGCATTTCACTACCTATACGCTGTATTCGACTTGCTTTCTAACGATATGTACAAAGTGTTTCTGACTTTCGATACACTTTGTTTCATATATTTAAGATATTTAAACGTTTATCAAGACGACGTTATTTGGCGTGTAGTTTTTCTAAAGTAATAGAATTAGACAGATTATGAAAGTTTCTGGCTTGACTACTTATCGGAACTACGATATTGACTTCGGTAGTAATTTCAACGTAATATTCGCGCTAAGAGACCTTCTTATTAATTAGTAAGAAGGTGTTTTCGTCTCTGGAGTGTATAGCCTTGGGAAAATTAAATCTAGTGTTAACTATAAAGATTATAGTCTCCTCAAATATGTGTATTCATCCGTAATAATTGCATATATTTGTTCAATAGACTTGTATAACAAACCTTGATTAATTCTATATAAATCATATTAGGCATACCATGACTGAATTTAAATGGCAAATTGATAGTATCCGTACTGTATTATTCTTTAACGGAGAAATTAATTTTAAGAAAAAAGAATGGTCGAAAAATATAACTGGGCTTGAAATTTCTAATGAAATGACCCAATCGGAAGAAAATGGACGTTTGATTCAATATGTTGAAATTACTAATCTTGATAGTAATAAGCAATTTAATTTGGTTTATTTAAAAGATCAAAGCTTAATTGATTTACAATTAGTATTTGAAAGAGATGAAAATTTTTATACTTTCAATGAAATAATCAAAGAGGTAGATTTTTTTTACGAAAAAATTAGCGTATTTTTTGATCAGCTCAATGAAAAGATTATTCGTATTGGTAATGTTGTTGAGCTTAGTATACCTGTTGATAATGAAAAAATAGGTTGTGATTTGTTAAGAAGTAATGTTTCTTATTTAAATAACATGCAGGAGGATTTAGAAGAAATTAGTTATAGAACTAATAAATCATATTTTATTGACAATATTAAAATTAATCAGGTTGTTCAGTATTCTAATGGTCAGAAAATGTCATTGGTGATTGATCCTAATATAGGAATTCCCAAGGCTAAAGTGCAAAAAAATATTCTAATGAATATAGATGTTAATACAGATGCTTCTCATAGATCTGAATTAGATTTCTTAAAATTCATTCCATTATTACAAGATTCAGTAAAAAAATTAATAAGAAATGGAGGTACTTATGTTAGTTGATACCTATTCAAGCTCATTAAGTTTACCTTCTTTTTCGAGTAATACACTAAATTCTATAAATCGTAGTACAACTGTAGTTTCTAATTATAATGGAGTTGCTAATCGCGTAAATAAAAGCGTTGAAAATTTCATTGATCATACTGAATCAATGCGTGTTTTTTTTAAAAGCTTTCTAAATAATCAATCAGATTTTCTTGCGTTTTTTTTATGCTTATGTGTCATTGGTTCTTTTCAATCATATGATCTTAGACTTGATAGTAAAGATAATATTATTTCACCTGAGATATTTAAAGATTCTAAAAATAGTTTTTGGTGGGATAAAAAACATTATTTTGAAATATATAAATTAGAAGCAACTAATAGAGGAAGAGAGGCTTCTGCATATATGACAGTATTAATGCATCAAGCTGTACAAGTTGAAGACCTTAAGTTTTTAAATAATTTTTTTCAAGAGTTAAATAAAAGTAGTTTAACTTCATGGTCTCTCATAGCTTTATTACGCTCAACAAATGTTTATAAAAATCAAATTTCATTGTGGAAAGAAATGTATTTATATACTCAGAACGTTGTTATAAATGAGGGATTAAACCCAAAACGTGAGATGTATGGCTTAGATCGCGGTTTAAATATATAAATTTTAGTTGTGAGTAAGCTTTTATAATGAATGCAAAATTTCAACTCATTAAAGACATTAATTATAAACCCAAAGACTCACAACTTGGAGTCATAATTAAAAAGGTAACATCAGAACAAAATCATACTGGTTTTGTATTTATTGAAGATAATAAATTAGTACTAGCTCATTTTGGCTGGCATGAAACCTATTTTTTTCAAAGACGTAATGACTCTGACGGTTATGCTATGTACTGGTTTGATTTAGAAAAAATTCCAGAAAGAACTCTTGTACATATAATTAATGAACTTGAACAAATTTCTCATAATAAAGATTTGAATAATAATGAAGTTTTCTATTTTCCTGCTCCTTATGGAATCGTAAATTTTGGTGGATCTAGGATCTCAGGAGGTGATTTTCTAAGTACCCCTAATACGGTAGGTGATAGCCTTACATGTTCAGTTTTTGTTAATTGTATATTTGAACAATCCGGTTTTCCAATCCTAGATTTAGATACCTGGAAAACAACAGAGCAGGACATTGAATGGCAAACTAGTATTCTTGATAAATTAATTGGAAAATTGAGTCCAGAGTTTATGCGGATACAGCGTGAAAATGTAGGTAAAGTTCCGCGGTTACGTCCAGAACAAATGGTTGGAGCATGTTGTGTTTTTGATTATGAGCTAGTTGATTTTGATACAGCAGATAGTGCAGCAATAATTGTTTTAGAGCAATTAGAAGCGCTAGGTTGTTAATAAATAAATTTAATTTTAAGTGATGTTTTTGTATTTATATTCAAAAGTAATATCTATTAATTTCTAAAAATTAATCAAGTTAACTTTAATAAAAGAACCCGCGAAAGCGGGTTTTTTTATTACCTGAAGGAAAGTTATGTACAAGTTAAAGCTAAATCCTCAGACCAGCGGCTATGGCGTAACACCGGGTGATGATGTGAAACGTCAGCAGATGGACGGCGGTCGTGGTCGCTATTACATCGATGTAAAACGTAATAGCCACATTGTTGATGTGAACTGGAATTTAAGTAAAACCGATTTCAATAAAATGATGGCGTTCTGGCGGGTATACCAGAACAAGCCAGCCTCATTTTATGCGGATCTGGTGATTGATCAGGGAGCTCGTCAGCAATACCTGTGTAACTTCATTCCGAACTCGTTCAAGACCAATGAAGTGAATGGCAACCTTTACCGGGTAAATGCACAGCTCGAAGTTGTTCAAAACCAGCCTAACCTTACTGCCGATATCGCTTTGATTAAGGATTGGGAGGTCTAATGGATAACGAATATGCCAAATTCTTTTTCAATCGGAAAGTTGATGTCTATCAATTGGAGTGTATTGAGCTTTCTCATCCTTCTTTTATGAATACATACCGAATAGTCCGTAATGATGACCGAGGTGTTTATGTTCAACATAAGGAGGGATCCGGTCAGGTCTATTATGAATTTTTGCCAGCATCTATTCAAAGATCCGGAATGCTGGGTGATCTGGACCAGACATTAACAGTCTCTATATCTGGTTTAGGTGATGTAATGCCGGATGAGTTTGAACGGGTAATCGAAGGCCAATATCCCGATGTAAAGCCAACAGTAAATTACCGGATTTACAGTTCAGACAATCTGAATTCTCCAATGTTTTATTTACTCGGACTGCAACTCTCCAGTGTTGCAATGAACCATAAAGCTGTGACATTCAAGGCTGAATCACCAAGATTAAATACTGCGAAGACTGGAGATATCTTTTCGCTTGATCGTTTTAGTGGTTTGAAGGGGGCTATATGAAGAGTCACGATCATTTGCTCGATAAGCAATATGACGAGGAACACTACAACTGTGTTCACTTCGCGCATGAAGCTGCAATGGATCTATATGATATTGATCGAGGAGAGGCGCTTGAGTTTTTTATGAAGCCCGTCAAAGAGAAGGTATTTCTGCCATCAAGATTGAAGTTACTAAATCCATTGCCCATGCCCAAGGAAGGCTGCATAGTCGCCTTTCACTCTAGATACCGAAACAAGCCCCCACATGTGGGGCTTTTTCGTTTGGGGCGTATTTTGCATTTGCAGGAATCAGGCGTTTCATGGATGCCAATTCAAGTCGTTCAAGCATTTGGATTTAATCGTGTGAGTTTCTATGATTAAGATTATTTATAAACAAGACCCTTTATCCGAAGACAAAACAATTGAACATGCTGAAACTTTGGGTCAATGGCTTACTTCAAAATATGACCATATGCCTGAGCATGTCCGTATTTTTCATACCATAAGCAATATGGATCATGCGGAAATTTCATTTGCGAATGAAGTCACACCGAAGAATGCATATGAATTAAAGCAGCTCGATTTCTTGCCAGGCACTTTCATTGTAATTGAGAATCCCAAGGGTATAGACCCCATAACTCTAGCTTGGATAGCGGTTGCTTCTATAGTTATGGGTGTGGCTGTTGCATTATTAATGCCTGTGCCCTCAATTACCCAAACCAACCAGAATAACAATCAATCCTCGTCTGCAAATAACGAATTATCAAACCGTGAAAATAAAACTCGCGTAAATGGTCGTATCGCAGATATTTATGGTGCCGCTCACGATACCCCTGATCTGATTACTGTGCCTTACAAGGTATATGAAAACAATGTCGAAGTAGAGCATGTTGTTGGTTGTATTGGTCGTGGTCACTATAAAATTAACGGTGCATATGACGGTGAAACCAACATTGTTGATATTGCCGGCGCATCGGTAGAAGTCTTTCGACCGGGTGTCGATATTGTCTCGGGTGAGCCATATTTCTCGCTTGGTACCGAAATTACAACTCCACCCTTAACAGTTCAGCATCAAACTTCTGTTAATGGCCAAGTTTTACGTCCTGCTGATACACAATCTTTAGAAGGTACGAACTACCTTCATTTTGCATATCCAAACGAGATTCTTCGGGCAACGGCAAACAACACAGATTTAACCACTAAGTTTGTAAGTAATGACCGCGTAGAAATCACGAATGCCTCATTCACGTTTAACGGCCAGACTTATGATTTAAACGGCACTTACAGTGTTCTATCGGTAGCTGATGATCGAATGACGTTATCAAATCCGGCGGCCGTTAATGCTAACTGGTTAAAGCTTAAAGAGTTAAATAACCAGCAAACAGCAGCTTTATCACCAAAGATCAGTTCAATAGGTGAAAAGTGGATTGGTCCATTCATTCTGGACAATGTCGAACGAAGTCGGGTGCTATGTAACTTTGTGGCCACAAATGGACTTTACACAGTTTCTTCAGGTGGAAATCAGGGAGCTGTAAACGTCACGATTGAAGTAGAAGTAACGCCGGTAAATGAATCGGGTGCAGCCATTGGTAATCCAATGCTAAAGCAGATCATTCTAAAGGGTTCGGCAAAGTCACGTCAGACAGTTGGCGCAACGCTGGATATGGTGACATTTCAAGGTCGCTGTAGTGTCCGTGCACGTCGTTTAACACCAACACCGGCGGTTACAACGGTAGTAGATGAAGTAAAGTGGCAGGCGCTTTATGGTGCTTATCCTTTGCAAAGCACAGTGTATGAACATGAAACGGTTTTTCGTGCGCGCACTTATGCAACCACTGGAGCTTTATCTGTTAAGTCCCGCAAGATCAATTTTGATCTTCAGCGGATGTTACCGACTTTTAAAAACGGCGCAATGACGACAGAGCTATTTCCAACATCAAGCTTTGCTGATGCATTGGTTTCAATGGCACTGGATGACAAGATAGGCCGCCGTACGATCGACGAAATAGATCTGGAAAATATCTATCGGACTTATAACGATGTAGTTGATTATTTTGGTACACCACTTGCGGCTGAGTTCTGTACTACGATTGATGATACAAACCTGTCTTTTGAAGAGCTGGTCACCAATCTATGTGATGCAGTTTTTTGTACCGCTTATCGACAAAACAACAAGCTCAAGCTTTATTTTGAACGGCCAACTGATAACTCGGTAATGCTGTTTAACTTCAGGAATATCATTCCAGATAGTTACAAGCATGATCTAACCTTTGGCGTGATGGATGACTACGATGGACTGATCTATGAATACACGGATCCGACCGACGATAGTCGTATCAATATCTATTTGCCAGACAAAGGAGCAAAGAACCCGAAAGAAGTGAAATCCGTTGGGGTACGAAACAAGTGGCAAGCTCATTTTAATGCGTACCGGATCTGGAACAAGCTTCGGTTTCAACGTAAATCCATCACCTTTGATGCGGCGCCTGAGTCTGAATTGCTTGTGCTACGTGACCGTATTGCTGTAGCAGATTATCGCAATGGTATTCATCAAAGCGGGGAAGTGGTACAGCAAGAGGGTTTAATCCTCACCTTAAGCCATGATGTAGATTTCATTGCAGGCAAGAGCTATGTGATCTATCTGCAAATGGGGGATGGTACCGTGGACCTAATTCCTATTACACCGGGTTCAGCCAAGAACAAAGTTGTTTTAGGGCGTTTACCGAACGGGGCCTTAAAGCTTAGTCCCGATGACTTTGTGAATACTATCTACACGGTAGTTAATGACGATACCAAAGGCTCATTACCTTATCTGGTTGCAAAAAGAGAACCAGCTGACCAGTTCTCTAATACAATTACTGCAATTAATTACGATGAACGTTATTACCTCAATGACAAGGACTTCATTGATGTACCGGTAGATGATTCACCGATTTATATTCGATATGACCAGCTTGATATTAATCTGGCACGTTTGTATCAGATGCAAAGAGGTGATTTACCAACGACTGGCGAAATCAGTTTTGTAGTTGAAGCAGGTGCATTGGTTTCAAGTTCAAGTTCTTATCGACCGGAAACCAGATTTGTCTATAAATTCGACTACAACTCTAGTCCTCCAAAACGAGAGTATATCGTTCCAGCTGCATCAGAATTACCTGCTATTGATACTGGTGAGTTTCCACCTGATCTGGTTGTGAATCTGACGATTAAAGGTGCTGTAGTTGGACGTGGTGGAGATGGCGGGTTGCCACATTTGGCATTTGGTGCATGGTCTACCGATCCGGATTACAACTTTACAAAAACCCGTCGTGATGGTTTTCAGGGAGCACCCGGTCTATTAAACCGGCACAGTAAACTAAACCTGATTATTGATGGTGGAACTCTGGCTCGAGGCGGATCTGGTGGCGGCGCAACACCAAGTGGTATTTATACTGGATTATCGTATGGAGTTCAGGGTATTCCCGGTGGAGCTGGAGCACCTTTTGGTCGGGTTATGACCGGACAACCTATTACTAACGATTCACAAGACTGGCGTTGGTACTTTAATGGTGACTTTATGGTTGTCAAAGTAACCGATGCTGAAGCTACTGTGCCTGGTAAAGGTTATCGAACCCAAAATGACCGTTATGGATCGCCATTGTCCGGTGATGGTGGAAGCTGGGGTCAACTAGGTACCGAGTCCACCAATGATGGAACATGGAACTGGCAATACCATGGCACAACTGAAGGCCAGCCGGGGCCGGGTGGACCTGCAATTGTTGGGGTGGCACCACTTACAACTCAATTGATCAATGGAGGGAAAATTCTACAAACACTTTAAATCTTAAAAGAACTTTGAGCACCCAATTCGGGTGCTTTTTTATTGTCTAAATTTTCTGGAGATATTAATGGAACCAGTTTCCACTAGCGGTTTAACAGCAATTTTAAAATTTTATGGCGCAGCAATTATGGTGACTTTAGCGGTCGCTTTAGTTGCAGCAGTTGTATTGATGACTCGTATGCCACGCTCACCACAAGAGTGGGCAGTTGGTTTGATCTGTACGGTTGTATCAAGTTTGGCTGGCGGCTCATTCATTATTGTGAAGTGGGGACTTCATGAATGGGTTACTGATGTATGGGGGATGATTGCTCTAGGTGGGTTCTTCTTTGTTTGTGGTTTACCCGGTTGGGCTTTAGTCCGTTGGATTTTTAATTTTATAGATAAACAGGAAGGTAAAACGATCGTTGAAGTGATCAAAGAGTTTAAGAAAGCCAGAAAAGACATTGAAAACAGTTAATACCGCCTTCGGGCGGTTTTTTTATATCTGAAGGAAACCGAAATGAATATTGAAAAATATCTTGATGAATTAATTAAGCGTGAAGGCGGGTATGTAAATAACCCAGCTGATCGGGGCGGTGCAACTAAATATGGCATCACACAAGCTGTTGCGCGTGAAAATGGCTGGAATGGCAATATGAAAGATTTGCCGCTTGATGTGGCCAAAGCTATTTACAAGAAGCAATACTGGACAGCTCCGCGATTTGACCAAGTAAATGCTGTTTCTTCTGCAGTAGCTGAAGAGCTTCTAGACACTGGTGTGAATTGCGGTACCGGATTTGCAAAACCTCTTTTACAACGAGCTTTGAACTTGCTTAATAACCAAGGTAAAGCTGGATATGCAGATTTAGAGGTTGATGGTGTTTATGGCTCAGCAACGCTAGGTGCCCTTAAAACATACTTGTCAAAACGTGGGAAAGAAGGTGAGAAGGTTCTGGTGCGAGTGCTCAATATTATGCAAGGGCAACGCTACATTGAAATCTGTGAGCGTAATCCAAAGCAGGAACAGTTTTTCTATGGCTGGATTGCTAACCGGATCGGCTAGCATGAAAATCTTTCACAGTAAGCGAACTAAGTTTGCTTCGATTATTACTGTGCTGTGTATTCTATTATCGGGCTGCACAGCCCATACGATCAAAAATAATATTAGAGTCAGCATTTGCGTACAGTGTGTTGTTAATTGACATTTTGTACCAACTACCTAAGGTTGGCCAAAGCAGCTGCAGTATTTGGCCAACTTCTCGATATTAATTTAAGTTATTGAAAAATAGTAACTAGAGAAAAAATAACATTTATGTTTGATTGGCATTTTGTATCAAAAAATAGAAGAGTAATTAAAATAGCCTTTTTCTTCTGAGAATAATTTTGCGCAAAAATATCAATATTAAGCAAATATGAGCATAAATTTGCGCAATACACTTAACTTACTTGAACGATGGATTGATGTATCATTATTAAAATTACTTTGAATTATTGTTATGTCTTCACAGTTAATCAAAATTCATTATCATGCATATTCTCGCGTTGCAGATCTATTAGCAGATCTAGATAAGAAAGGAGAGGTCACTAAAATTTATGACCTCAATGGCAACGAATTAAAAATTAATTTCTTGCGTGACGAAGTTTATTATAAAAAAGTCTGGTGGCATTTTCAGAAGAAGCAAGGCGGTTAAACCGCCCAGCTATCCACAATATTAGCCCAGTCCTGTAGCATTTTTCGCCTGCTTTCTAAATATTTGGCATGGTTATATGTGGCCCTAGTTTTATTACCATCTGCATGCGCTAATTGTTTTTCAATCCATTTGTCATCGTAATCCTTTTCATTTAACAAGGTTGATGCAGTGGCACGAAAGTCATGAGCAGTGACATCAGACAAGCCAATGTAATCGAGCATTTTATTCATTGTAGTAGCGGAGAGCATCCCATCTTGATAGATGGCTGGAAAAACATATTCACGATTACCTACAATGTTGCGCTGTTCTTGAAGAATATTAAAAACTTGGTCAGACATAGGAACGATATGAATACGTTTCTTTTTCATCATCTCTTTTGGGAATGTAATTGTTCTAGCTTCAAAATCAACATATTCCCATTTCATGCGGCGGATCTCGATAGTCCTGAGCATAGAGTAGAGCATTACAAGGCCAGCATTTTTAACTGTAGTAGATCCACCATAGCTATTTAATTTATTTCTAAGTTGCACAGCCTCATATTTTTCCATGGGTCTGGCATGTTCTATTTCGGGACGTTCTACAACGTTTTTAACGGCATAGGTTGGATCATAGTCGGCTCTAAGTGTGGCGATTGCATAACGCATTACGCCGCCAATAAAAGTACGATTTTGAATTGCTGACACTTCGCCAGTACCATGGTTTTTTTGACGCTTAACTCGTGCAATCGTCTTTTTCATGATAGTCAAAACGTCTGCTGAGGTGACTTCTTTAATATCCTTATCACCAATAACTTTTAAAATATCTTTATCTAAGGCGCGTTGAAAAGCTTCTTGATACCTTTCTGAACGATTATTTAATTTTTCTGCTTTATATTCTGCAGCAACATGTTTAAAGAGAACCCTATTGTCATACTCATCAGATTTAGCCTTTTTTTGGTTTTCTTTTTCTTCAACTGGATTTATACCGCTTGCAACTAAAGATTTAGCTTCATCTCTTTTAGTACGGGCTTCAGCTAATCCCACAATAGGGTATTCACCTAAGCTCATCATTTGTGTTTTTTTGAGCCATTGAAAACGATAGCGCCAATACTTCTTGCCATTAGGTTTTATTTCAACACACAAACCATCGGAATCACCAAGCCTATAAAGCTTTTCTTTCGGTTTTGCACTTCTAATTTTTGAGTCACTTAACAT